CCGTAAAGAATACTTTATTTTCGAGGCGCTCAATCCGGGTGTTGGAGGCACTTACCCTTTCGACAAGCACCTCCACTGATTTAGCAATGTTATGAAGGGTGATTAAGTGCCAGCTAAAGAGACCCAGGAAGGCGGTAGCCGCTAGGTTCCTCAGCATGACCGACACATCTTCATCGTTACTATCGGATGGCTCTTTCGACATCCTCCATCTCCAATTCAAGACTGTTAAAGAGGGTGGCAAGTGGAGAACCAAGCACAGGGACACCAGTGATATTATTCTTAGCAAGCCAATCTGCCGCCGCCTTTAGATCCTGAGTGGTAGCAGTGCCAGATTTGATACGCATGATCAATTCATTAGTAACCAATCCATGAAGCTCGTTAAAAGCCTCCTCTGTTGCGCGAGTTGTCATAATCGGAATTTACATAGAAGTCGGGGACACTACGAGGGGTCAGATGCTTACAGCGTGGTGATCGTTTGCAGTGTTGCATCCGGCACCCGATAGCCCCAATGGCAAAATCGTGCGTACCACGTAGAACCAGTTGCGGAGAGCGTCAATCTGTTCACACCAATTGGCAACGCAAAAGCTGTAGCAAGCGGACCATTGGTGCCGTTCCCGGAGATCCTTGCGTTGTTTATATCAAACCCGAATGCTAGCTTGCGTAGATTGGCTATTAACCCAATTGCGCCGGCGTTATTGTCAAATTGAGTGGCAGCAGATGACCGCACAATCACCCTGCTGTTTGTTTGAGGGCTTCCTTGGCCGAAGTTATACGCGTTTGCACTTGTGCCGAGGGTAGACGTAAGAAGTCCGCTAGACACACCCCAATGACTCAGATTTGATGTTGTTGATATAATCGGAGCTTTAGCGTGCTGCATATAAAAACAGCCAGGTGCGTTATTTTCAAGCCACCTCGTAAAGTTAGTGCCTGAAATGACCGCGCTATCAGCGTTTCGTGTGGCACTGGCGCCAGTTGTGGGGATCCAACTGGTTGCATTAACCCTAGCCTCAAGGTTGGCGTAACTAACAGTACCGGTGACTGTCAACGTAAGTGTGCCTGCCGTAGGCGTAAAAGTCAGTGTGGTTCGTGTCGGGAAAGCGCCGGATCCAACTACCGTAGCCGTATGCACGCCACTCAGTTCGACACTACCAGTTCCGTAAAAGCTTAGTGTATGGGCAACGGCTGTAACAGTGACGGACTGCGTTGCCAGTGTTTGGCTGTTAGTTAGCAGATTGGTGCTAGTTACCTCAACAAGCAGACCCAACGATGCGAGGGTTGCTGGGTCGTGGTCAAAACGTGCAACATCGGTACCGGCGGTTTGGATCTCCCCGTTGCTGTCAAAATATGTTGCGTTTCCTGATCTTGTAAAAGTAAAAAGATTAAGCCCTGAGATGTTGTCTACGAGGCTTTTGCTACTGGCCAAGCGCAGGTCGATAGTCGGAGTCCCAGCTTGGGAATACAGCAGATTGTCGCCGGTGCCAGGAGCACCTGTAATAACCCAACTCATGGCACCATCCTCCAGGCAGTAGTAGTGGCAGTGGTTTCGATGTGGGTCATGGGATAGCCGCCGCAAAGGCGTTGATTAGTGTGGTGACACGGGCATCTAGGAGGGTCAGGTTTAGTGATTCCCCGATGGAATAGAAGGCTAGGCGGGCGTCACTGTACACAGCCGCTCCACCTGAAAATAGTGTTACATTTTTGGACGCAGGAGCTGAACTGGCAAGACTGTTGCTTGTATTAGTGCCGCCTACGCGTCCTGTAACAAGATTTGAAGGAAGCCTAGACATACCAAGAAACCCAGTTGAAGTCTGAGCGCCACTAATCGCTATATTTGCTCCTGTTGTTCTAATCTGAAATGTAATGTTAGCGGTATTTCTAATAATATTATTGTCTCCCGCGGATGTGCCTGTTCCCAAGTATCTTGCGTTTGTACTGCCCCCCGTTTCTGACACCCAAACGGAATTGTGATTATCGTCCCTAGGGTCTGTGTTGTTATTTCTGTTGCTATTGAGATATTTGCTGCTTCCGTCTCCCTTCAGGCCAGTTTTTCTGTCGTAATCACCACTGACAAACAATCCACCTACATTCGTCGGCGCCGCCCCAACTAACGGCACCAAAGCACCAGCAAGTGTACGCGCACCAGCCAAGATGCAACTTGACTTGATCGCAGGCCAAATCCCGTCAGCCTTGCAACCCTTGACGAAGCTGTGGATCGCCACCTTCGTAGCAGTCTCCAGACCACCGCTTTGGCCAGCAGCCGTATCAGCAGCTTCGACCGCCGTGATGTAGGCAGCCGCGTCTGGGTCATCGATGCCAACGTAATTCTTCGCCAGCACCACCTTCCCCGGCACATAAATCGGGCTCATGGCTGACACCTCGTAGTGTTATAGGTTTCGGTCATGGTATTGCTACTCCAAATGCGGTGATGAGTGCTGTGACGCGGGCGTCAAGGGCGGCGAGGTTTAGGGATTCGCCGATGCTATAGAAGGCGATGCGGCACGTCGAATAAGTAGTCGGAGTGCCATTTGCATTTCTGGCAAAAACAAAAGTATTAACAGCGCCAGGGGTTTCTGATGTTTGCGCAAATGGTCCTCGCGTAACGCCGCCAATGCGGTGAGTCAAGGCTGTCGCACCGGTTCTTGAGGCTCCGCAAAACCCAGTAAGCGTTGCGCTGCTTGACACAGAATATTCCAGGGACGCACCACTGGTTGGGCCACGAGGAATCATATAAACAACATTAGTCGCAATTGCGGTAATAGTGTTGTCCCACGGGGACGCTTGTGCCCCCATCCGCACCTCTGTTCGATTTTCGACAAATGTTGTATGGATTGCCAAGTGATGGTTGTTTTGAGGATCAGCGTTTGCCGCTCTGTTACTGTTGAGATACTTTGTTGTGTTGCTTGCGTCGCCTAGTCCAGTTTTGCGGTTGTAATTACCAGAGACAAAGTTGACATTCGTCGGCGCAGTTCCCACCAGCGGAATCAACGCCCCACTCAGCGTCCTAGCTCCACTAAGGATGCAGCTTGCCTTAATGGCTGACCAGATGCCATCCTGCTTACAGCCGATCACGAAGTCATTGATGGCGTACCGGGTGGCCGTCTCTAGGGCCTGGGCATCAGCAACCTCAACGGCCTCGATGTAGGTCGAAGCGTCGGTGTCGAACTGGAACCCAGGCCGCACGATCAGCGTCATACGCCCTCCTCAACCACCGGCGGATTAGTGTCGTTGGTTTCTAGGGTTGGCTCGTCCTCAACCACGGGTGCCACATAAGGCGTCCCATCAGCGTTGAACTGTGGCGGGATGGGGCCGGTGTAGTAGGGGCCGACCTTGAGGTCTTGGCACGCCTTATTGGCCACAGCCTGGGCGTACTCAGCAACCACGTCCTCGGGCTGTTTGCCTTCGGCGTAGGCGGTGGCGACGATGCCGGGGACGAGGGTGTCGTCAATTGTGATAGTGAAATCCATAGTGATCAAACTCCAATAACGGACCAGTTAGCGCCGTTGTACCAAACGAGGGCAGCGGCAGCGCCACCACCAGTCACAGTGGAGCCCACGGCAGGGGCAGTTGCGTCAGTGACGCGAGCAATCATTCCGACAGCAGGAGTGCCGGGCAGGGTGGCAACAGTTAGAGCGGTGACAACACGAACCGAGCCGGTGGTATCCAGCGCCAGCCTTGAAATCGAATCGGTGTGAACCTCAACGGTGCGAGCCGTGCCACCACCGGACCCTTTCTCCGTGCCAATGCGGAAGACATTGCTAGACCACTCCAGTTTGCCCAGCTCGTAGTTGGTGCTGCTGGTAAAGGTGTTGTAGACGCGGAAGGCCTGGGCAGCGTTACCGTTGCGTTGGGCAAGGATGCCAGAGCTGTCGCGGCGCAGCATGGTATCAAGGCTAACCGTTGCGGCCCAAGTGGCGGAATTGCTAAAGCCAATAGCTCCTCCGCTCCAGCCGCCAATAAACCCAGAGTTGTTAACTCCTGCTGCTGCGTTTCCTGCTACAAAAGCACCCGTAGAAGTGACGTTAAAGTTGCTCGTCCCATTCACCCGCAGATCGAGCAGGTTCCCCCCAAAAGAAGCTGGAGCATTAACGCCAAGGCCCGTGCCGCCAGTGCTCCAGTCCGTACCGAAGGACGTGCCAGTCGGCGAGATGTACAGCGCAGGATATGCAGTGGAGCCCGTTGCCGTTGGCGTGTTGTTGCCGGTGGTGCCGTACCAAGCGCCTGTCAGTTGGACCGGCGACAGGCTCTGCGCCCCGTTGGTGCTGTTGGTCCAGCGGCCAGTCAGCGTGATGTTGCCAGAGCCGTCAGCGGTGAGGGTGCTCAGGCCCGCATAAGCGCCAGCATTGTTATACGTGATCTGCCCACTAGAGCCTGCAACTAGTCCGACGGTGCCAGTGGCATCGGGAAAGCTGATCGTGCGGTTTTGGGTAGGTG